TAAATAAAGAAGGGACATGCGATGCAAACAGCGTTTGTTGATACAAGGAAGCTTTTGTCCGAAGCTAAGTTTTATGATGGCTATTCGAGATTCAATGATGAGTTAGAAAGATATGAGACTTGGGATGAAGCAGTAGACAGAGTAATGAGTATGCACGAAGGGTTTTACTCATCCAAAATGAATAAGATAACAGAGTACGTAGAAGAAGCAAGAGATGCCTATAAACAACAATACGTGTTAGGTGCACAAAGAGCTCTACAGTTTGGTGGAGAGCAAATATTAAAACATCAGATGAGAATGTACAACTGTACGTCTTCTTATGCTGATAGACCAGAATTTTTTGGAGAAGTATTTTATATTCTCCTTTGTGGTGCGGGTGCTGGATTCTCAGTACAAAAACATCACGTCAAAAAATTACCAAAGATACAAGCAAGATCAAAACAACCAAAGACACATGTGGTAGAAGATTCAATTGAGGGTTGGGCAACCGCAGTAGACGTTTTATTATCATCATATTTTGTAAATGGTGGTAAGCATCCAGAGTATGCAGGAAGAAGAGTATACTTTGATTTATCTCAAATAAGACCAAAGGGTGCAAAAATATCTGGTGGATTTAAAGCACCAGGACCAGATGGATTAAGGCTTGCACTTGATAAGATCGAACATTTGTTACAGGCAGAAATTATCGATACTAAAGATCCTAAGAAGCTAAGACCAATTCAGGTATACGACATTGTCATGTATACAGCAGATGCAGTATTAAGTGGTGGTGTACGTAGATCTGCAACAATTTGTCTTTTCTCACCTGATGATGAAGAAATGATGAATGCTAAAACTGGTAATTGGTTTATGGATAACCCACAGAGAGGAAGATCAAATAACTCAGCTGTTATCGTAAGAGATGAATCTTCGCCAGAAGAGTTTAATAAACTTATGCAAAGTGTTAGACAATTCGGTGAGCCAGGTTTTGTATTTGTAAACTCAAAAGAACATACAACTAATCCATGTGTTGAGATCGGAATGTTTCCACAGATCAAAGGAAAATCTGGTTGGCAAGGTTGTAACTTAACAGAAATAAACGGCGGTAAGTGTACATCAAAAGAAGAGTTCTTTAAAGCTTGTAGAGCCGCTTCAATACTTGGAACACTCCAAGCTGGATATACGGACTTTAAATTTCTAGGTGATACAAGTAAAAAGATTTTTGATAGAGAAGCACTCATAGGAGCATCTATTACAGGTTGGATGAATAACCCAGACGTATTATTTGATGCAGAGGTATTGGAAGAAGGAGCTCGAATTGTTAAAGAAGTTAATAGAGAGGTTGCGGAAGCTATTGGAATCAATCCTGCGGCCAGGACCACGTGTGTAAAACCTTCAGGAAATGCTTCAGTATTATTACAAACTGGATCGGGTATTCATGCAGAACATTCTGAAATGTATATCAGAAACGTTCAAATGACGAAAGATTCAGAAGTTACTGCAGCTATCAAAGCTTCTAATCCTTTCATGGTTGAAGATTCTGTATGGTCAGCAACTGGATCAGATGTTGTTGTTTCATTTCCTATTCTTCCAAAAGAAGGTTCAATATTTAAAGATGAGCTATTAGGCGTAGACCATTTAGAGAAAGTAAAGTTAGCTCAAAAGCATTGGGTTGAAGCAGGTACTAATATTGAATTATGCGCTGATGAAGGTGTAAGACACAATGTATCAAATACAATTATTGTAGATGATTGGGATCAAGTTGAAAAATATGTTTTTGAAAACAGAAATTCTTTTGCCGGAATATCATTTCTTCCAATGACAGGCGATAAAGACTACAATCAGGCTCCAAATACTGCGGTTATTTCTGCCAAGGATATGGTAAAGAAATATGATACAGCAGCAATATTTGCATCAGGATTAGTGGTTGATGGTTTGGACGCATTTGATAACTTATGGAATGCTTGTTCGACAGCTCAAGGCATGGGCGAAGATCTTTCTCTTGAAACGTCTGATAATGCCATTAAAAAGGATTGGGTAAGAAGATTTAATTCTTTTGCAGAAAATTATTTAGATGGCGATCTTAAGCAAGCGGAATACTGTTTAAAAGATTCTTATTTACTACATAAATGGAATAAGATTAATAAAAACTTTAAACCAATTACTTGGGAAAATGATCTTACTGAAAAGAAATATACTGAAGTTGATACTTTAGGCGCTGCTGCATGTGCTGCCGGTGGATGTGATATCGATTTCTAATGACAAAAATAAAGGTATATTATGTAGAGTGTGAATACTGCGAAGCTGAATCTCAGATAACTTCGCAGTATGAACCTCAGTATTGTCCCAGTTGTGCAACTGAGATAAATGCAGAATACGTGAAAGATGTAGAGGAAGATGATTGACATACCACGATCTAAGTTTTCTCAAGAATACGAGTACTTAGACCAAGATAATAAATCTTATAGAAAAACTTCATTTTCTATTATAAAACACACAACATACAGTAAAACTGAAGATGCTATCGATGTTGCGAATAGACTTGAGAGATTAAAACATGACAAATTTTCTGGACGAATAAAAGTACCTTATTTCGAATTCAAACTGGAAGATAACAATTTGACAATTCAAAGTAAATATATCAAAGGTAGACCTTTGGTAAAAGAAGAAATGAAACATATTTATGAAAATATAGTTTGTCGAACTAATCCATGGACCTTTTTAGATTGTAATCCAGACAACTTTGTGGTTGATGATCATAAATTACATTTTGATGGTAAGGCTTTAATATACATTGTTGACCTTGATAGTTATAAAAAATGTGATAAAGAAGAAAGAGAAAAACGATGGGCCAAAAACAGCACGAATTTTAGATCTTATCGTGTAGATATATAATATTATGTGGTATTATGAAGATAAAATATTTGATCCTGAAAAGTATTCCTATGAAAATTATGCTGGATTCGTTTATATAATAACAGATCTATCTAATAATAAAAAATATGTTGGAAAGAAACTCTTTTGGAAGGTTCATAAATTAAAGCCTTTAAAAGGAAAGGTTAATAAACGTCATTCAAAGAGAGATTCTGATTGGCAAGATTATTTTGGATCGAATGATGAAGTAAAACTACTTGTAGAACAGAGTGGTAGAGAAAGATTTAAAAGAGAAATAATAAGACTTTGCAAGACTAAAGGTGAAATGACATATTTTGAGATGAAAGAACAAATTGATAGAAAAGTTTTATTTGACGATAAATACTATAACGAGTTTATTGGTGGAAAGATACACTCAAAACATGTTAAAGGAATAGAAAATGCATGAATATAAAGCAAAGGTAATCAAAGTTGTCGATGGAGATACTATTGATGTAGATTTAGATCTTGGTTTCGGTATATGGTTGAGAAATGAAAGAGTAAGACTATATGGTATTGATACTCCAGAATCAAGAACTAGCGATAAAGAAGAAAAAAAATATGGTAAGGCCGCGGCGGCTTTCTTAAAAAAATGGGTAAGTGCCGGTGGCGTAAAAATTAAAACACATAAAGACGCAAAAGGAAAGTTTGGTAGAATTCTTGGAGAAGTGTGGTGTTTTGATACAAACGTGAATCAAAAGATGATTGAAGAACATCATGCTGTTGAATATCACGGGCAATCTAAAGAAGAGATTGCAGAACAACATTTAGAAAATAGAAAGAAAGTGGTATTATAATGAATTATTGGTTAATGGTTGTTATTTTTGCCGGAATAGATTTGAATGGTTATCAAGAGGCATATGTATTTAAAGATCCTCATTTTCATTCATTAAATGAATGCGTGATAGCCGCAAATGATCCTAAAAGAATACCTGAGTTTGCTTATAAACTTGTCCAAGAATACAGTCGACCTATGGATATTCAAAAGATAGTGTGTGCGAGTCAAGAAGAAGTAATGAAAACATTCGGTGCTCAATATGGTGTTGGAGATCCAGCGTAAATTAATTGTTTACATTTGATTAAATTTATGTTATAATAATATTATTATTGAAAGGAGTTATTATGGAATTTTTTCTAGGTTTAGTTATTGGTGCAGCAATCGTATACGCTATATGGTGGGTCAAAGATAGGTTTGACAAAATACCATGATTTTAATTGATTATAATGCAGTGGCTATAGGCAATCTTGTAGTCCAAAGATTAGATGTTGAAGAAAATTTATTAAGACATATGATCTTAAATTCAATTCGTATGTACAGACAAAAGTTTCAAAACGAATATGGGGAAGTCGTAATCGTTGCTGATGGTCAAGCAAACTGGCGTCGTGATGTATTTCCTCAATACAAATACAAGAGAAGAAAAAGCCGCGATGAATCAAAGATAGATTGGAATGAAGCTTTTAGAATTATTAATATGGTAAGAGATGAAATAAGAGATCACTTTCCATATAAAGTCATGCACGAACCAAACTGTGAAGCGGATGATGTTATTGCTAAACTTGCTTTAGAAACTCAAGAGTTTGGAAAGCATGAACCTGTTATGATAATATCAGCTGATCATGATTTTATTCAACTTCATAAGTATGAAAATATCAAACAGTTTTCACCAATGCTTAAAAAGTTTGTTAAGGATAAGAATCCAAGACTATATTCTATGACACATATATTTAAAGGTGATGGTGGTGATGGTGTACCTAATGTATTATCAGATGACAATGTATTTGTTGATGATCGTAGACAAACACCCGTTACTAAAAAGAAACTTGATACTTGGCTCGAAGCTGAAGATCTCCAAAAGGTTATGGGTGATACAATCTACAGAAATTATTTACGCAATAAAAAAATGATAGATTTAACAGAAACTCCTGATGCTATAAAAGAACAAATTATAAATAGTTTT